ACTCCATAGTAGCAACCATCAACAAGAGAGTTGATTGCGCACTCCGTTAGTGTCACAGGCAAATTCATTTTGTCAATATACCCTGTCGCATTAAAAATTCTCTTTTGTATATTTTGGTCTGCCATGTTCACCCCATATGAGGGTGAAGGAATAAGCAAACCTGAATATTTTAAAAGAGTAGCATAGTATAACACCATTTTTTGGTAAATCCCATTTGAGTAGAAGAAGTTTCTCGAAAGTTCTTTTTGTTCTTGCAAACTCCCCTCTTCAATAATTTTTACTATATCTTCCGTTGAATATTTTTTTGTATAAGTGTTACTAGCCCAACGGCGCTGAAATTTTTCGTAAGCCTCTTGCGTGGCGCCAATCATTCTATTTGAAGCTTCTTGGAAAAAAGTCAATCTATCTTCTTTCTTTATTTCAGCCATTTAACTACCTCCCTTGTGTAAAGAAAACTAAACGACGAGCGCCCTGTTTTCTTCGTGATTTCTTCTTTAAAACTTCGTCTTCCATTTCCTTAATGCGCCACAATCCCATCGTAAGTGCTGAATACTTATCTTTAGGGTATCGGCTATTAATCTTTTCTAAGACGATTTGATTTCTATTGCCTGATGGTTTAAGCCTTAAGTTGGACATTTCTTTGAAAAGTTCAGTAGTCATTTCATAAGGCATAAGCGCCAAAATTCTGTCTTTTGGTTTCATCTTCTTTCCTTGTTTTGTGGCAAGCAAGTTAGTCTTTGCTTTCTTTTCGGAAATTAAAAATCTTACCGAGCCACTTCCAATTCTAGAGTAAGCGTTACCGTGCATTTGGGAGTTGAGTTCGGCATTTGCCTTAAGCCCCCAAAGAATTTGTCTAGCATTCTTCGGTTGAACCTTTTTATAATGGGTGTCGTTAATGAAGCCATAGGCAGGATATTCAACACCTTTTTCATCCGTCTGGGGTTTAATCATCTCGTCTGCCAGTCCGACACCTAACCCATTTGTATCAATCACGACCTCGCGCGGATTGAAACTAGCAATAATTTTTTTCAAGTCTATCGCCTGTTTAGAGAAAGCCTTAGTTTGTTCAGTTCGTCCTAAAACCTTCAAATTCACAAGACTTGCAACGTGTCTGCCGTCACCTAAAATATTAACTCGCCATACACAAACGACTGTTTGGTCATTAAATCGCCCAACGTCCGTTGATAATAAGTAGAAAAAATTAGCACTAGGTATAGACCTTGCTCTATTTTCAAACATTTTTAATTTTCTTCTTTTCTCCATTTTGTCAATTTCAAACCAACCTGTGGTTGAACCAACTGTCCACAATCCACCGTACTCTTTTGCGAACGCGCGCTCAGAATAAGAAGGACTCATTTTCAGTTTATTAATGAAGTTACCATCTAGAAGACCGTGTAGAACTGGTACACGATAATCACAACCAAAAGTGAAAGCATTACTTGGGTCTATAATTTGGTTTTCAAAAGTGTCAATAAGTCTATCATATGCAAATGATGTTTGTTCGCCGGCTGACGTAACCGCGATGACCTGTTGGTTAGGTTCTTTTTCGTTCACCGTTCCATCAGGGAGTCGTCTTGAGACGTTCAAGAGTATTAAACTATCTGTTTAATGGACTATATCATCAACTACTTTCCAGGCATACCCATGATGGGTTTTAGTTTGTTTCTTATGATTAACTATATTACTTATCGCACCTGAACTTCCATTAACTGCTTTCGCCGCTTGAGTAATACTATCATAAATTGCAACTATTTCACCTGTTTTAGGGTCTATCTGTGCGACCCTTTTGCTTTTTGTCTTATATTCTTGTATAGGAGAAAGTTGTTCTCCGCATTCGTTCTTATAGCGCCACTGATAACCATTATGTTGCTCTCTTTTGAATTGACAACACATACAAATTTTTTCATCTAGCGAATTCGTAAGTCTCGCCGCTTCTCTGAGACTCTTATATTCTCTAACTTTTGTACCATCAAGATTAAACTGAACAACTGCACGCTCTCTAGTTGGAGTCATTAATCCAGTTCTTATCGCATGACGAGTGTTCTCTTGTGGAGTAACCCATTCAAGATTAGAAACTTTGTTGTTCATTCGATTCCCATCTATGTGGTTAACATAAGGCTTATTTTCCGTATTAGGGATGAATGCCTCAGCAACCAAGCGATGTACTCTAAATCTTTTGGCTTTTCCGTTAATCTGGATTGTGACATGGTTATATCCTTGTTGGACTTGAAGTTTCATCATGTAGTTGTTAGTATCTCTTCTAACTTCTCCCTTGTCACTAACGCTATAATTAGTAGTTATTCCTTTGTAAATAATTTTCTTCCACATTGTATTTCCTCCTTTTCCTCTCCCATATAAGTAAATATTTAGTAGGGGAAATACAAGAATTTAAGACTTTTCTAAAATTTTTAAGTAGTGGACGGCGCTTCGGTTGGTGGTAAAATCCAACCTACAATTAGTCTCTACACCTTCAGCGCACATAGCGCTGCTTGGCACGGGATTGGGTTGTCTCCTTTCCCCGTTAGCCGCTTATAGCGACACCGCTTTTCCTTGCGTTCACCGTCTTGTCGATTAGCCCTCACGAGCTAACGCCCCCTCATTTAATGTCCTAAGGGAGGACAATTTCGTTTATTTGCTTCTCTTCATGGTCGATAATTTCGTCAATCAAGCCCCCATGACGTCTACCGCCACGAGTGGTACCCAATGCCCCAACGACATCAAAACGAGAACCGTTTCTGAAAACTAATGTCACATAATCCGGTCCGAAAACACCCGGTTTGTCTGGGTCTACACCATTCACGACCTCATTCTTAAGAAGAGGGAAAAGACTGTAAATTTCCAAAAGTTTTTCCTCTGCGATTTTTGCCGACTGCCCTTTCTTTGGCGCACAAATGAATCGCTTAGTTCCTGGCATTAAAACGCACTGAAGGAAAAGACCTAGGATGGCAATGAAACTCTTAGAGAACGCTCTTGTCGCCGTAACAAAAATATCCTTATATCTAAATATCGCGCGCAACAAAATGCGCTGATAGAAGAATAAGGAGAATCCACTGTTAGATGGAGTAATCATATCTAAGAGTATGTCAGGATATGCAGAGAATGTAGCTATCATATCCCCTATTTCATTTATGTGTTGCTCCATGTATTGTTCAGTAAGAACAACACCTTTCTCAAATTCAGTGCCTTCGCGCTCACCTTTTTTCATGAGCACGTCTTCGTCAGGTATGTCTCGTACTAAAACTTCCATAACTACACCTCCGCAATTCCACCGAGGTCGATTGCACCGTCAGGGTCTTCTTCTTCAAAATCTTTAACAGCGGCAAAAATTTCGTTGTCATAAATGTCATAATCAACGTCTTCCATTTCAGTGCCATAGTAGTTACTCATATCATCCACCGATTTCAAATTCTGAATACGTTCAGTAATTTGGTCGCCAATGCCATTCTCATTAATGTAAAGTCTTCTATTATAATTTTGGAAGTTCTTAATGGTTTCATCTACAATGTCTCGTGTTACATTATCATAGAACGGATTCTTCCATCCACGATGTTCTAGCCAATTCACGATTTCTCCAATGGAGTCAAAATCATTAAGGTTCTTCGAGTTCTTAGGAGTAAAGCCGGCTATCTTAACCATTGTATCATATGAGCGCAACAGCTTATCAACATTATCACCGCCCGCTCGGATGGACTGGTCAATTAGCAATGACAACTTGCATAACTTGAGCGCCTGGTCGCCATTAATCGCACCTGAGACATTCTGCGTAGCAATCAGTCCATTATAAAGTTGTTCAAGGTGGCGCAACTCTTCTTCGTCATAATCGCCACCCCATTTATCTTTTAGCTTTCTCAATTCAACCGCATCCAACAATGGCAACTCATTCTCTATTCCTCCACGGCTTTGCAGTTTCCTAAACTTTTCATCATACTCGCGCCATTCCATAGCTTGGTACTCGCCCTTAGAAAAAATCTCAGCATAAAGAGGAAAAATGTTTGCGTCTCCGTTCTTCTTCTTCAAATCTTCCCATTTCTTAGGAATGAAAGGAATGTTAATAGTTCGGCAAAGCGTATCTATTGCCTCCCATGAATAATCCTCTTTTTCGAGCGCGCGCTCAATACAATCATTACACATATCAAAATACCCATCTTTATAAAGAAAAGTGTTCTTAGTCTCTAAAAAGAATCGAGTGGGTCTTGTGTTCCCACAACACTTACACGTTTTTTGAGTGGTTTCATGAGGGCGCGCTGGAGTAATCAGCTTAGCCATTCTTCTCCTCTCCTTTGTCATCGAAAGAAGCAGAAGTTGAAAGTCTCATAAGTTTCAAAATTTGTTTGCGCGCTCTTGGATGAATTTCCGCAAACTTAAAAATCATGCTTTGCGCTATGTCTTCAAATTCCTTGTCTTGCGCGACTCCTAAAATTTTCGCAACTCCAAAGAACTCCATTTCATCAACTTTGTGTAAAAGTTCCAAAAACTCTCCAAGTTGCTTTCTCAATTTTCTTTCTCTAAATCCCATTTTTTCGCTCCTTTCTTTTCTTCTTTTCACAATCCTTACACTTATTCCCAAGTCCATCACTTGAGTTCGTTCTCTTCAAGAAGAAGTCGTCTGTTGCCAAAAGTCTCTTTCCACAACATCTACAAACTTTAAAAGCTCCGTTTCCCTTTTCCGCAACGGCTCGCGCTAACTTCTCGTGCAGTCTCGCTGTCTCCGCCAACTTAGGAATAGCGCCCTTGTTCAAAATCGTAGAAACATAATTAGATGAATACGACTTTCCTAAAAGTTTGTTCAGGCGCTTAGCCACGTCTTCGTTTTTCTCTTCTCTTAGGCGCGCTCTCAAAACTTCTTCCTGAACAAAGGAAAGATTCGCTTGTCCAATGTAAAATTCCAATGTTTCCCCAAGCGACTCAAGTTCCCCAAGGTCTTTCCCCAACTTAATAAGAGCGCGCAAATGTTCTTCGTTCCCAAAGTCAAAAACGTTTTGGGGTGAGCGCGCGCTCGCTAGTTTTCTTTCTTTTGGTGTCCAGTCATGTTCACCCCATTCTCTAAACGGAAGGAAAAAGGGTGAATTGTTGTTTCGCTCCCCAAGTGGCGCAATATCCCAATCAGGTTCTTTTGTGTTTTGTGGCAAAAGTGTCTGCGCGCTCAATGGTTCTCCTTGGAAAGCATCCCTTAACCCATATTGTTCTTTTCTCAATTCCACCAAAAGTCTCTTCTTTCTAAAATAAAGGGCTTGGCTCCAAGCTCGCGCCTGTTTCTCCATGTGTTGTTTTTCTTGTGGTGTAAAAAGAGAATCTAGCGCGGAGCGAATTGGCTTTGTGCGTCTGCCGTTTTCTAGTTCCCAAAAACCAATTTCCCAATCTAGCTTATCAATGAGATTCCAAAGGTCTTCATAGGCTTGTAACTGAAGGGGTGTTGCGTGCGCTCTTGCCTGTTCTCTATCGAAAACTTCTCGTCTCTTAAAGCGTGGTGCTCTTGGTGTGAAGTTTGGTTGCTCTTCTAAAATTTTATCAAGGGAAATATCTTTCTTTTTTCCCCACGGCGATTTTGAATCAATGTCATATAATTTTTTTTGAACGCCGTTTTTACCGTCTTCATCTTTCCCAAAAAGTAAGTAGTCGGAAATGTGGGTCAGTTCCGTTTGAGTAAGAGGACGGATTTTAAATTGTTCTTGATTTATATATTTTTCGACAAAGGCTTCTCTCTCGTGGGCTGTTGAGAGTGACCAGTCGAGTTTAATTCGTTTCTCCATAATACCTCCTTATGATATTATTATAGCATAGGAAAGGAGAAAAGTCAAATTTTGGGAGAAAGTTTTGGAGAAAAAAATTGGAGG